GGAACCAGCATTTTATTTGCCAAAGAATTAGCAACTCGAGATACATTGGCAACATTTAAACTGAACTGTGACCGTCTTCCAATATTGGTAACAACCGCAGCAATGTCTCGGCCCAAATTACGATCACCAGCCTTTCCGTAACTGATAATGCCTTCTTTGTACTTCCCATATTGTCGGTCAATCAGATGTTCAGTTCTTTTATCCCACTCTGTTTTTTCTTTAAATATCGTTGATGTGGTTTTCATATTTGCCTGTTTTATAACTTTTGCCAAGGCAGCTTGAGAAGCCTTTTGTTGGAGCAAATAAGTTTGTTGGAACTTGGGATCAGCCATTGATTGAAGATGAATAGCGACATCATCACGAGTATCAAAACGCATGGTGCGTCCATTCTCGAAAGTAATATCCCATCCGTCCTTCTCGCTACCGGAGTAAGATTTAATGTCATTCGTGGGATCGTTGTCATCTTGGCTAAAATGCTTGGCCATGTCCTCGATGGTTGCACCCTGATTCCACTGCTGCGCCCAACCAATATATTTCTGGGAATCTTTCTTGGCATCCAAGCCAATCGTGTTTAGGTCATAAGTAATGCCAGCATTATCCAGTGCAAGCTTGGCCGCGCCTAACTTGAGATTAATCTCTTTTTCACGAGCAGGTGCATTCTTCTTCCATTCATCGAGTGTTAATTTTGCGCTCTCATTGTTGACTTTTTGGCCAGAAATACTCAAGTCACCAGCTTCAATCTGCTGCTTGGTTAGCTTTTCTTGGTTGCCGCGCTGAGATATGCCGTACTTATATTGCTCCTGTTGGTTTTCAAAGTTTGTTTTGTCTCGTTCAGCTTGAACCGCAGCAGAATCTCGTGCTGTCTGCATGTCCTTTTTATGCTGAAGATAATCCGTCTGATGCTGATAAGAATCAAACGCTTCGTTTAAACCTTGATATAAGCCGTATCCCATATCATCCTCCGGCGTAATCGCCATATCCATCCGCAGAAGATGGGTCAGTCCACCCAGAATAATTATTCTTCGGCGGAGTATTGGGTTTTTCTCCATACCTATCTGCAGCATTGGCAAATAGTTTTCCTGACAGGGCGAAAGCGCCAGAAGCATTACTTGCTTGATTGGCAGATTGATTATTCAAAGTATTGGAAACACCACTGGTTGTTTGACTGGCACCCAGTTGCTGCATATTCAATCCCGGCATGGTGTTGTACTTGTTTCCTGTTCCCAGAGCGGCGATCTTTCTGGCCCAATCTCGGTCATCTTCCTGCAATCGAGATCGATTCCTGCCGTGTACTCTCGCCAAAGCCTCTGCATTATCCAGCCGTTGAGCGTTTGCTCCCGCTACACCAGATGCAGGATTGATCCCATAACGGGACTGTCGTCGCATTTCCTGCTCCCGTTGAAGACCATATGCCTGAGCAACGTCAGCGTCCGATCTGGAGGCCGCTCCTTCAAAATCTGGGCCTTGGTTTGCTCTTGCGATAATCCCTTCTTGGATTGGATCGATGAGCCGATCATTGCGATCCCGGCGATCAATAGCATAGTTCCTGTCAGCGGAATGCTCCTGCAGATTTATTTGATTATTTTGCTCGACAATACCTCGATTGAATGCATCCCGCTCTTTGTCATAAGCAAGCTTGTCTCGCTCAAAAGCAAGAGATTGAGAAGCTGTATCATTGGATCTATTGGCGGCATCATGCCCCGCCTTTGCTGAAATTAACGAGGTGACAGCCATGGCACCTGTTACAAAATCTGGCATTACAAGTCCTCCATATACTGATCAATGGTTTCAGACTGTGTTTTCATTCGTATCTCTTCGCCAACCTCGTCGGCCCATTCAGCTCCACCACAAAGCAAAGATGCCTGATGAATTAAGCTTACAATAGAACATCTTAACGTATATGAGATGTCCTGTCTTTTTCCTTTTTCCAGCTTATTTGCAGCAAGCCATTCCAATATTGCGACCTGCATAACAGGCATAATTAAATTACAATTTCGCTGATAATAACCATTTAGCGGAATATCGACTAATATTATCCAAAATGCGCCATTAATGTCGTCATCAGACCTGTCTTTATCTTTGTCGATCAAGTCATCCCAGAGATGACAGGCCGCAAAAAACATTAACAGGAATTCAGCCGCATCCTCATCGCCTTTGACGATGTGGAGAATCCAGTCTCGATCAGCGTTCATTAACCGTTAGAAGCCTCTTTCTGATCTTCGGCGTCAATAAACCAGTCTGCTGCAGCGATTTCAATAGGGGTGGTTTCAATATCACCAAGATCCTTGAGGAGAATTGGAGAAAATGAGAGGTCAATTTCTTCATCGGCAAGAGCTTTGACCTTTTTGTTGAGTTGCTCCAACCCTTTTTCATTGTCTTCAAACCCGTAATTGCCTGTTTTCTCGTCCAGTTTCCCCATTTTTTTGACGAGATTATTTCTTCGCTCTTCAAAAGAGATGGTAATATCCTGAACCTCTTTCAGAAGTTTACCAACCGAATAAGCGACACCCATCTTCATTTGGGATTTACTCAAAGTCTCCAGCAATGACTTTGAATTCAATATATTCAGTACCGTTACTTTCATTTTTTAATCCTCTTATATGTTTCAGAGATATTTATCGTGAGTTAATCATATCACACGATTTTTGCGGCCTCTGCCGCTTTCACTGCATCTCTCGCCGCTTTACGAGCTGGAGTATGTAGACCGGATGCAATATCTTTCACGATTTGTGATTCGTTGGTTACATCATCACCTACATCCACAACATGACGGTGGTAGTTCTTGCTCAACTCCACTCCATTTTCCATTAGTCGCGTGATTTCTTTAACCCGTATTTGTCCATCTTCCAGAAATTCACCCGCATATGATATTTTCTTAATGACTGCCATGATTTTATTTCCTGTAGTTATTGAAGTATTTTATAGGTAGCGGATAATATTACACGACCTGTGGCACTAAATTTTGCACTTGTTAATAAATTTACTCCACCAGCAGCATTCCATAAATATAAATCAATATGTGAGGTTGACGCTGCAACTAATCCGGCAACGGATTCAGATGCGGTAATACTAAGTCCCGACGCAAATCCAACATAAATTGGGCCATGATTATGAGCAGAAAATGGTAATCCGCCAATATGAGCAGTTTGGGCGGTATTTAAACTACCAAGAGCTGTAACAGACATGTCAACGGTAATTCTGACGATGTTACCAATTTTTGTGTAAGTTCCTATCTGATTACCGTAAGTAGGTGGAGTTGGATCAGTTGCTAACGTATCATCCCAAAGCTCAGGAGTGAAAGTTCCTTCTTCATAATCATCCAGTGTATTGACATCGCCAGTATTCGTGAAGGCAGACGGAAAAGTTATTCCTTTGCCTGATGAAAGAATTATATCTCCAGCAAATGTTGAATTTTGTGTAGGACTTATGGTTATTGCGGCAGTGTTATTGGTTACCAATACAGTGTTTGCTGAAGCCTGATTTCCTAGATATGCTGCCCCACTGGTACAGTACAAATACATGTCTTGGCCAGACATATTCAAAGACCCCGCTCCGGTGGGCACAGACCATTTGAGCGGCATATTTGCAACGGGAGCTATACCAACTCCGATGGTTCCGGCAAATGTCGAATTTTGGAATGTGTCTATTGTTAATGCTGGAGTGTTATTTGTTCGTAATTGAATATCATTATCGGAATCAAACCTGAAGATACCACCTGCATCTAAATATTGGATATACGCCCTTTGGTTTCCTCCTTGCCACATAGCTATATAAGGTGATGTGGTGAGGCCACCTGTTATATTGAGAATACCTCTGGCGTTTGTCGTTACGTCCCCAAGAGTTAGTGTCGTGTCTACATCACCTTTACTTATGTTTACATCACCAGTAAACGTGGCATTTTCATTTATATCAACGGTCAGCCAATTGGCATCGGAATTATCTGTAATGTTATATGAGCTACCACCACCTCCCAATAAACTCTCACTGACTCCATTTATTCGAGCAAATATATCAGTTGCAGTAACCCAGATATCTCCTTGAGCTGGAGTTGTTTTGGCAACACCTGTGGGAATGTTGAGGCTTGCTAATGTCGTGGTTCCGGCTACAGTATTTACTTGCCCTGCAAAGGTCGCGTTTTGGGAGGAGTCGATTGTTAAAGCAGTAGAGGTCGCGTTATCAGAAATACCCGTAGAAGTTAATGCGGCCATTGTGACATCGCCAGTGACCCCTAAAGTAGTCCCGTCCCAAGTGAGATTGGGATCACCACCGAATGCACCACCGTTGTTGTATTGAATTTGTGTATCAGCGCCGCCGGGGAATGTATCAACAGTTAAATCATGATCTACTCCATTATCATCAGTAAAGAACAAAGTATTAGGTGCAGTATTTTTAAGCCATATTTCTCCGTAACCAGCAAATACAGGTTGAGCACCTGCCGCTCGTTCTAATAATCTGATTCCCCCTGATTCTAATGTAAAACCAGCACTGTTAACTGTTGTAGTTAGTGTTTTGCCAACACCAGTACCTGTGTACTGTAACCAATGACCTTGATTTTCTACCCAATGGCCTACAATGTTATTATTTGATCCCCACCGTACATCACCAGCTTGTGTTGGATGGGTAGAGCCATACATAACGATTTGTCCACCATCATCAAAATCAGAACCCCCAGTAATTGTTAAACCACCAATTGTCCCTACTCTTGTGATTTTTGGAAATGATGTAGTAGCTGCACCTAACTTAATATGTAAGCCAGATGCCAGAAGGCTGAATATTGTTCCATCCCAAGTAAAATTGGGATCTCCCTCGATATCATCAGATGCAGCAGCGCCAAAAGCAATTTGGTTATCAGTGATTGATCCGCTAATCTTTCCAAAGTACGGCAAGGATGCCCATGCAGTCGTCCCATCACCAACCTTCATGAAGGTAGTATCTGTCTCGTACCCGAACTCAGCTTCAGTTAGTGTAGGATTATTTGAATTCCAGTTGGCTGCGGTGTCCCTGCGAACCTGTACCTGCAAAATAACACTCATTAGGTAACACCGCTGGCTGATCTTGCCACTTGACCAACACTGTTACAGGCAACAAATACATTGCTGTCTTCGTCATAGTGAATGCATAAAATATTAGAAGTAGAATTAAATCCTGTAGTAACAGTAGTCCAACCAGTGGCATTAGTCATATTCACATCATCGAGATATGCCAATGTTGCATTGTCGCCAACAGCAACAAGTCTTGCGTGGTCAATAGAATGTGCAAAATCATTAATTCTATCCGTTATTGTGGTAGTGTCAGTATTGCCGTAACCACTAACAGAAACCTCTGTATGAATATCGCCTGAAACTTCGGCTGCAGCAAAATAAAGGGCACCACTAATCTCGAAAGCTTCGATTGCGCTTATGCTGGTGGTTCCTAAATACACATTGGATCCTGAATTAGCAGTGGCAGCCGCAAATCTTTTTATATTATCAGTATAATCTGCAACAAAATTATCAGCATTAGGCCCAAGTGAATCTGTACCAAGGTGATATCCATTCCCACCATCAGCTATTCTTATGCCTGTATTTACTGTCCATGTCGATCCATTATCAGCGGAATACATAAGAGTTAATACTGGACTCGAAATCAGTCGCTCAAAAAATGCAACAAATCGAGACTCTCCAACATAATAATTTAATATTTTTATATCTGCTGTTCCGTTTACACCTGCAATGGATGGAACAGTTGTCGTATCCTCAGTCCATGTTGTGCCATTTGAACTTGTACCGAAAACACCCGCATTGGCCCCCCACATGAAACGCTGATTATCAGCGTCATAGGCGACACAATTGATGTGCTCAGTTGTTGTTATGGTTGAAGCAGTCCATGTTTGACCATGATCTGTGCTGTAAGCAACATTTCCGCCATTCCCAACAACTATCCAATATTTTGTAACACCAATATATCCTGATGTAATGTCATTGATTGGAAGGCCGCTAAACAATGTCGTGATGACCGACCAATTGCTTGTACTCACCGTTAAACAGACATCACTTACCCCAACCGTAATGACATCTGTTCCTTCCATCGTCATATTTACAGTGGTGTCATTTGCGTTGGTGGTGTTGTAATCAGACGAGGCGATTGATCCATAGTAAATATTTGCTCCATCACCTGTAAATTTAAGCCTTCTTCCTGCTCGGAAAAGGGCTGTTGCGTCAACAAGATCAAGTCTGAACTGAGTGTTCGTAACCCGATTAAAAACATACCCGGGACAATATTCTGAACTGGTTTCTGCCATGTTGGCTCCTATGGTGACCAGAATTTCTTCTGCAGTAGGATTTGTTACCGTGACGTTGCTTCCGACAAAATTGAACTTGGTAACACCTGATGTAAGCTGGACACCTTCATCTTCAACAATTATAGCACTGCCGCCTCCTCCCCCACCAAGAACACCATATGGCCCTGAAGATTGACCGACATAAGAAGTATCCGATGCTCCGCCATCAATACAAACAATATTTGGAAGATTGATTGCGACATTCATTGTCGTGGGATTCCCCGTCCCCATTTGGGTCGGGCCGCCAAGAACATCCCCGGCTAAATTGAAGTCATACAATATCGTAGAGGAAGTGACAACAACCGTGCTGGTCGCGGCAGCTTCCGTTTGTAGACCAGCATCAACAAGATCCTGCATCGTGATCCATCGTTCTAACGGATCAAATTTCCCTTGGCGGATATCCATGATCCGCTTTATAGGATCAAGTATTCGTAATAAATCCTCCTGTGAGAAGGAGAAGGGTATATCTGGTATTGATGGGATGCCTTTGGTTGCCATACATCACAAAAGATCGCTAACTGATGAGGCTATTGTAATCTCATTTACATCCGTGAATGTTTGTATTTCTATCTCGTACTGACGATATCTGCCACCAGACTTAAATCGAAACGGACGATCATCAATAACCGTTGCGGTATCGATGAGATTACCATCACCATACAGGTTTATAACAATATTTTGCGCAGTGGGCGGAGTGGATAAATCAATAAGATCACTTCCATTAACCTCCTTCCCGTTTAGAATATGTGCATTCAATGCACCATGTATATTTCCAGTTCCAATTGCTGTGACATTATCTGCCGCCTGTTGAGCGGCCAGAACCTGTAATGCTGCAATCTCACTGGCTGTAAGTAATTCTCCGTACTGGGCAAGAATCTTCCCGGCAGTAATGGTCGCTTGAGATCCGATTGAAAATTTCTTTGACTTCCACCGATAGGGTTGACGAATTCCAGCGGAATTGAATTCATAAATAACATTCGCCAAGGTATCTGGATCAATCTGACTGACATACAGACGATCATTCTGAGAATCAGAATAGATTGCATCGACATCTATGTTAAAGTCGCTACATGAGATCGTGTTATTCGCCATCTCAATAACGATTCCTTTCGAGTCAGTAAACCCGATATATCGAGTATCCCAGTTAGTCGATCTAAGTTGGGATGGATCTCTCTCCTGCCAAGTCTCCCTGTCATACAGAGACTCAGTCAAAAGCTGTCCTCCCCCATAGCCTATCGAATACAGTCCATCCGGTGATGGGTACACAACTCTACCCTTCATGGAAACAATGCCCTGCTTGGCAACACATGCCTGATGATCTGGGTGTATTGTCATGGTCATGGTAGATGGATGATTCCCAACAATCAAAACAGGCTGATCATCAGTACAAACAACAATGGTATTCCCGAATAACCCCCCTCCAATAATCTTGCTAACAACTGCCAGTCGATATTTTATCGGCCAAGCATGTGGCTGATACGGCTCACTAAAACAAACTTCATAATCAGTAAATCCAACCAATATTCCATTACTGGCATCAAGCAACCCAAACATGTTAGTTGGAGGCAGATCATAATCGGTGGTGGATACAACCTCACCAAGCACTGCGTCAATATTGGTATCCGAATAAGTGGCAGAAGGGGTTATTTCAGCCACAAACTGATATGCCGCCGCATTAACACCTGACACTGATCTGTATATCCTGATCTTGTTGATTGTGTTGTACTCAGCCGCATAACTGGTTTGCATTGCTGATAGATTACATTGAAATGCCGCATCAGTTGTATCAATATTAATCAAGGCTGATGCCGGACTCAATGCGCTCTCTTCACCGAATTGAGAAACAAAGGTATACACATAAATATGGGCTATTGGTGTCGCTCCCGCTATGCCAACAGCAACCGTTGGTGCTGTAGTGGGCGCAGGTATTCCTAATGACACAGAATTTTCGGGGTAGATCCCGGTGCCTCCCGGGCCATCTACTCCGGTTACCGTGTCATTTGCATTATCTGACATTTGTGGCTTAAAGGCTGTGCCACCAGTGAAATAGATCCGTGATGTCGTGTCATTACTGATTGGAGCCTTAACGATATCAACATCAGTTGACCATGTCAGCCAACGATCTGCACCTGTTCCCTGATAAAGATATATCGTCGAAAGAGAAGGAGTTACCAAAGCAGGTGTATTAACCAATATGGATTCGCGCCAAGACTGAAGCGACAAAGACGTCAGTCGGAGATTTTCTCCAATCTGACCCTGAGATTCGCTCAGCATTCTAGCGTCCAGTCTAGGGGCTATCCCTTGAAACTGTCTTACTTGTATTCTAGCCATTCGTTAAGTCCCTGTCGTAGAAAATCATTACGCAAGAACCGACCCATGGACAGGGCCAACAACTGGTCTCGAGATATAGGTAGATCCCAATATGGCCGAACCACCAGCGCCACCAGCAAAAGATGAGCCAGCACCATCACCACCGAAAATACCTCCATTTCCGCCAGCAATACCATTAATAATCTCTATTCGATAAGTACAACTGGCATCAACTATAGTGTGGCTGGCGCTTGCACTACCCGCTCCTTGGACATTAATGCTACCGCTTCCCCCGGCATTACCGTTCACATTACCAGTTCCTGCTGCACCACCGTTTGATGCGCTTCCGCCTCTTCCGCCACCACCACCAGAACCACCAACGCTTTCAATACCCGTACCATAACAGCCTTTAGTTGGATTTAGATTCCCAAAACCATAATAACCACCCCCGCCACCTCCGCCACCTCCGGCAATACCGTAGGTTCCAGAGTTGTTGTACAAAAATAATTTTGTAGGGTCATTGAAGATGCTTACAGTTAATGCATTACCACCAACACCGCCAACAGTGGGGTTTGTCGATGGGTATGTTCCGCCATTTCCGCCCGCACCACCCATACCAACAATAGCACCACTGCCTGTTAGGTGAACTTCTACATGAGCATAACTTGACAGATTGCCAATGGTCAGAGCAGGGGTTGATGTATTGTTAGAAGCAACCAACCCAGTGATGGTAACGATTATTTTCTTGTGTGGCTGTAGGGCTGAAAACCCCGGTATGCTGGCTAGGTCAACATTTGTTCCACCAGAATAGAATATTCGCTGTAGCCTGCCTGCAGCCCCGACTAAGCCTCTGCGTTGTGTGAATACTGGCATATCACGCCATCGCCAATCCACCAGCGAATCCGAACCATGTGGTTCCGCCATCTCTGGTCATTATGGTTACAATATCGCGACCTGTCGTCCATATCGGAACAATTCCATCGGGCCACTCAATGCTTGCAGGGAACGCCACGCCAAATGTGGCCGCGCCAATCATTTCCAATGTCATACTAGTCACCCTCGCTGATGGAACCGTGGTACTGAATGTGTAAGTCACTGCACCAGTAAAGGTAGTCAAGAAATACGAAGCAACATCAGCATTCAAGTTAACCACTCCGCTTCCTGCTGTCTGATTCATGTCCTCGCTATATCCACCCTGCATTTTAAATAGACCACTGACATCGAGAACACCAGTCAGGGTAACATTGGTGGCCCCGGTAATTGCACCACTTAAAGCCAAGGAGGATGCTGTTAACCCACCAGTGGACATATCAAATAAGAATCTCTGGGTAGTATTTTCCCTGAAAACAATATCACTCAATGCATTAACATCTATGTACAGATTATTGTCATTTCCTCCGTATAAAGACGAATCTTCACCCGTTCCAAACTTGAATGCCAAGTTATCCTGCATGGTGATATTGCCGCCGGTTCTAACTGCGGCAGTGTCCAGCAAAACAGTATTGGTCTTTTGGGAAAAACCATCAAGAACCCCCTTCGTAACCCGAAGCTCAATAACGTCACCAACCTCCCACTGCCTTGCGGTGGTTCCCTCCAATCCTCTGGTAATTGTTGTGAACGCATCGTTTGTTCGAGCAGAGCATTCGATGACTTCGATATTGTTCGATGCGTCAGTCAACGTACATCGAAATGTATCCCCGCCTGATGGGTTAGGGAACAAAGCGCCTTCTGTCGCTGTTACACTTAATGTTGTTGCCCCAACAAGGACTTGCCCAACAAGGACGGAAGCAGCATTGTTTTCAAACAAAAATGACATTAATAGAATCTCCTACTCCAGTAAAACCCATACTCTTGAGGAGCAGCTTTTGTTGAGCCTTGAGCATTACTCTTGGCATCTCGGATTCTGGCCTCGACCCAACCTTCATTAATAAACTGTCGCCTATGAAATTTCAAAGAAGCCGGATCATACCAGCCCCGTCCTTTCATCGCTTTTAATCTCGCTTTCGCGCCATGCGCAATTGGCTCGAGCCAGTCATTAAATAAAAAATCCGGCCCATCAACAGATGCTCTTGTTGGCTTTAATATGGCCCACAATTGAACCTCGTAAGCTGCATCAGGAACAGGGTCAAATCGGATTGTGCTTGGCGTATTTTGTAACCAATTGTTCGGCTTATTCTTTATCGTCGATAACGCATACCGATCTTGGTGACCAAGGGGGAATTCAGGCAAAGGGACGGCATCGATGGTAAGTCTCACCTTGTTGAGACTAATAACCTCGGTATCGGCAGGAGTGACCAATGTGTATTCATTCGTTCCATCCACAGTATTTAAATTGGCCAACTTTATCCGATAGACTCTGGATTGATTGCAAAACTCAATAGCTGCATTGCGAATCGCGTTCTCAGCCAATGATATTGGGCAACCCGAAACATCCGGCATTACCTCTTGCAAGAAACTTTCCCAACTAACGGACACCTTGTTGCGCCTCCTCTGACGGAGAATAGACAATATCACGCTGGTACTTCTTGCCCATTATCTCATAAAAGGTGACTTCATGTTTTCTAGCTCTGGACTGACTGGAGGCAGAATCCACCTCAACAGAATAAGCTCGAAACATGCACCACTGGATAATGTGATTGCGATAAATATCCCCTAACGAAAGGGTGTCAGTCACTACGGATATTTTCGCCGGAATAACCGATGTGGATATCTCAATGTATCCAGTCCCATCAGAAGGAGGGTCAACATAAAATGTGTCTGGGGTTTTTTCATCGTAAACGAAGTTTTTGACCTCAGCAACTTTAGTGGCAGCATGCCAATTGAAATTGAAAAGATCTAACGAATCCCTATCTGCACTATAAATAGCTCTGCCGGGGGTCAACCCATCAGAACCCATATTTCCACTGATCGTTAATAATCGTCTGGATGTGGAAGGAACTGCTTGTCTGCTCCCTGAAACCATTTTCATGGTAGAGATAAGAGAAGACGCATCTGGACGAATAGACGCAATCATCTCTTGTGCAGAATTGATGTACTTAATTAATGCTGACTCAGACCAAGTGTTCTGAGATACATCATTAAGCTGCTCACCCAATTCAGAAATAATTTCTGAGGCAAGCATTTATGATTTCTTTTTGGCCTTTTTCTTTGGTGCTACAGATTTTTTCACCGGAGCTTCTTCTGGAACAGGTTCATGCAAGCGGATGAATTCAACAGAGTTTCGGTACTCTGCTTGATTTTCCGTTGTTACCAGAATCTTTTGACCGCCATTTCGTCGCAGAACGTAATGTAAATTACTCATAGTACCTCCAGTAATAGGTAGCCCCGACATAATTCGGGGCTACCAGTTTACTTCTTACTTCTTGACGACACCAGTTGCAAGATAATCACCCTCGACAACCTTGTATCCGTAGACGTTGAGTCCACGAACCAGTTGACCAAAGGAGTCTGGATTGGGCAAGGTTTCCATTTTTGTCATCTGAGCGGCGAAGGTCAAACCAGCCTTATGCCCAGCAATGGGCTTGTAGATGGTTGCCGTGCCTTCAGTGATACCAACGATGTTGTTTGACAAGTAGATCTCAAATCGATCAATCATGCCAATCAATCCATTACGCAGGATTGAAGTACCATCGCCTGCCAGAGAAGCATCCTTCAGGTCAGACTTTTTGACCATGGATACCATCCACGCAGGAATTACCAGCCAACGTCCAGTTTCAGGGACATTTTGCTCATCCAGAACCAAACCAAGATCCACGATATAATCGAGAATGTTGATAGCAGTAATCTGAACAGCAGCGGAGCCGTTGGTTCCGATATCACCAAGATTGATGTCGGCAGAGATTTTACCTGCAGTAGTACCTTTGTTGGTCACAGCAGTAACATCGGCGATGATGTTGGTCAAAACATCTGAATCGACCGCGATCTTCATCTGCTCGGAAGCATCTTCTGACCAGTCATCCATCAGATTGATGTCGGACTGCATCGCATGAACATCATCCAGAGCGAACGCAAAATACTTACCCTTGTTGATATCGAGGGTTGTGTTTGCACTGGTGGGAGTTTCATACGCCAACTTTGCACCGACTTGATAGTCAGTGATGGTCATTGCTGGAGTGGTGCGAATAATGACCTGATCACCGTAATCGCTGATCTCGCCTTCGTAGTCAGTATTTGCAATTGCCCCGAAAACGGTTGCTGTGTAAAACTTTTCCACAAGTTTACCAGACCATACGGTGGGGATGAATTTTGATGCGCCAGCGGAATCGTAACCTGCACCTGTATACGCTCCGCCGCTGATCCAGTCAGCACTGGAAATAGTTAAACCTGCCATGTCTATGACTCCTGTTTAAAAGAGCCAGAGGAGCTACCGAATACGGCCTTCCTTCTGCGCTCTAAAAATTTTCTCTTCAATCAGCCGCGCTTCATCTGGATTTCTACGGTATTTCCCCAGCTTCTTGTCGTCATAAAACTGCTTGATCGACGCTGCGGTGTAGATCTCCGCTTCCCTTCCCGGTGGAGTGAACTCGTTAGAATTCCCCACGGAATCGGGCATATATGTTGCTTGGCCTGATTCACCTTTCCAAGCAGTAAAAAAACTGGCTACAACTTCCGCATTAAAGCCTCTTTGAGCTTCAGATAAGAAAAATTGACGCTCTCTCCCGGTCATAGGATGTTCTCCCGCTAACCACTTATGAAAGCTTTTATCCTTATTTATCTCTTCCCAGTCAGGAACCTTTTTATCCAGAAACTCATAGAACTCTTCTTCTTTCGTCCTAATATTGTCCTGTTTGATCCCATCAAACTGGTCTTTTAGCTCCTTTACCTCTGCAGCGATATCTGAAGAATTATCATTTGAACGGTTATTAGCAACCCGGGTTACCATGTCGAGAAAATCCTGACCGTATTCTTCCACCTCAGCTTGCGTGAAAATTGGTTCCTGCACCGCAGGCACCACAGTCTGAGCTTTCTCTACTAGCTCTTCGAGTTCCTGAACCCTCGCATTCAACGCCTCTTTATCGCCTCGCAACTCAGTAACGGTCTCGTCATGAGTTTTCTTCATGCCTTTAAACCGTTTCTCCCAGTCTACTTCAGGTTCGGCAGGAGCCTCTTGTGGAGGGCCACTTTTGCCTGCTAACTGGTTCTGAATCGCTAATGCTTCGTCTGCCTGTCGCTTTACCTCTCTTGGTATTGCCATTAAAAACTCCAATAATGATCGGCGTGAACCGGATTATGAAAATCCCTATACAGGGTCAACTGGACTCTTTTAGTGTGATCGTTTATACGGACACTTGAAAGTGGTCAGTTACAACAAACGCTTCGACTCTTCAGCAAGCTTCAAGAACTCTGTAATGTCTTGAGCCGCGCCTTGGTGCCAACGCATTTTGTATTCTTCTATCTGTCGATCCCCATCTTGATGGGTTCGAACTAAGCACTCTTGCAACCAATGCAGGATGTGCTGAAAATTTTGGTTGGACTGCAAAACAGCCAACGATTTCATTACTTTCTGGTCTGGCTTATAAATCATCCGTTGCCACCAAGATCATAATGATCTCTTCATCATCGTTGAACACGCTTTCCTTTAAATCTTCTGACGCTTTCAACTTGGTTATTACTTGATTATACAGCTCTTTCTTTGCTTTTCTACGGGTTATCCCCATTTTTTCCACAGCTTTATCCAATAATTTATCAACATCATCGTATGAATTGATAATTTCAGAAGGCTTTTTCTTCTCGACTAAGTCATATTTTTTCCCGTCTATAACAAATTCTGTCTCACCTGTCTGAATATAAGGGAGCACTTTTTTGTCAACATGGAGTTGGGAATCAAGTGGTTCAAGTATTGGTTTGAAGATTAATAGCGGAAACTGCCTTCCACCGAATTCGTCCTCCGGTGTGAATAAGGCGATTCCACAAAAAACACCCAATGAAGCCATCCCTAGCGCCTTGGTATCCCCGCATTGCACCCCAAGGGTTGATAAACCGACGGCGCTCATTGCCGTGTCTGGACGATATCACTCCCTGACGTTGCAGCTTGGATATCAATATCGGTTGCAGCAATCCCGCCGTCCGATTTATTGGTGAGCGGGTTATTTGCATCCAAGCCAAGCCTGCGCCATATCTCCCGTATTTTGACTGGCTCGGGTACGTTAGATATCACAACGAGGCCACCTGTTTTTGTTAAGCCATCCGTCATCGACCAGACGTATTCCTGATAATCCGTGGGCGCAACGGCGATGTTTGCCTGATCCCAAACGTATAGGCCCGTCCCGGATATCTCTACACAGCGGCTATTCGTCAGGGCAACGGATAATCCCGTGATTGGGTCATACAAGCTAATTGTGACATTAGATAAGGTGGGGAAGGTTCCGATAAGGTTGTAGACACCCCCGGCAGCCGTGGCAATCCCTGTGCTGGCGGTCTTACCTGCCCAATCCCACGTTGCTGGAATCCCGAAAATAGCTGTGCCAAGCTGAATGTCGGCAAGTTGACCTGTCCAGTCCCACGTAGCTGCGGAAGTGTTTATTCCCGAACCCGTGTTGACCGCAGCTCCCTGACTTGTCCAGTCCCATGTCGCGACATCAGCCGGGATATCTGTGCCGACACCAACGACAGCAAGTTGACCTGTCCAATCCCATGAGGCGCTGCCCGCCGTAATACTCGTCCCAATCTGGATATTGGCTAATTGAGCTGTCCAGTCCCACGTAGCTGCGGAAGTGTTTATTCCCGCGCCTGTGTTGACCGTGGAGAGCTGCCCTACCCAATCCCACGTAGCTGCGATACCCGATATATTCGTAGCCGCTTGAACCGCAGCAAGCTGACCTGACCAGTTCCACGTGGCAACAGAAGCTGAGATTGCTGTGCCAATCTGGACGCCTGAGGTTTGGCCCGACCAGTCCCACGTGGCAGAGAGGGCATCAATTGATGTGCCGATTTGAACACTAGCGTCCTGCGCCGTCCAGTCCCAAGTCGCGGCAACACCCGTTATGTCTATAGGCGTAGCTGCATCGAGGAAAACGGTAGAGACTTGAGCCGTCCAATCCCATGTAGCCGCGACCCCCGTGATCGACGTGCCAGCTTCCGGGGTACTCGCCGGAGGGGTGTTACCTATAAATATCCGGGAGATTCTGGACATGGCTTAGGCCGGGATGAGGAACTGGTAGGGGTCACGATGAAACGCGGCTTGTTCAGCTTGCGTTAGGCATTTATTGAGAACAAATAGATACTCTATTCCACCAGTTAATGTTCGACTTGACGACCCATCGTAGTACGTTCCCAACCGGGTAGCTACTGTCGATTTTGTGTAACTCGAAGCAATAGTATGTGACGCGTATGCTTCCTCAACATCATTAACATAAATTGCCTGAGTTGTACTTGCTTTCCAACTTGCGGTTACTGTCGCAAATTTACCAAGTGTTGAATGAGAACCCGTGGTTGTATAAATTACTGCTGCACCTACATAAAAAAGCATTGCTGAACTAGTTTCTGGCCTAAAGTTTAGGCTGATACCTTGTAACGTAGCCCATACAGAAGCATCCTTGTCAGAATAGATACCGTCATTAACTGTTTTTGTGTGCCGCCTCACTTTGCAGAGAATTGTTATTTCATTCTCAACTGGCGTGGAATCACTATAGGTGTATTTGTCGTTAAATCCATCAAATTCCGCAAACCCTTCTCCTGAAACGTAGGCATTTGACGCTGGGGTTAGAATCCCGTCGAGCAAATCAAGCGCAACACCGCGAGCAGGAACAAAAGCGCGAATACAATGTTGCCCCCACTTATGCTCCCAATCCACAGCCACCTCGCCCACAGGCTTGCGCCCCGGTATCAGCAACGAGGGCATTTCGAGCCGGGAATCGGGCACATGGAATCCCGCTTTGGCTTGGTGCGGGGGTTGAATGATTACAGGTGCTTTGGCTTTGGGCTTGAGAATTTGGTAGGGACTTTTGCGAACTTTTTCGATTTGCGTTTCGTTGAGACATCTATCCACCCAACAATAAAAGTATTCTATACCTTCACCGCGCTGGTCTGCTTCATTATGATAATAAATGGCATTTGCAGCATTAAAAGTTGTGTACCCAATAGTTGAAATAGTCTTAACTAACACGCCGTTTACGTAATGTTTAACAGCGTTTGTGCTCGCGTCTCGTGTCATTGCGATATCATAAATATCACCATCAGCAACGCCAGTTATTGTGTACTGTGGCGCTCCCGCCCACTGAATACGAATCGTATCGGTATACCGTATTAGCGCCAGCTCAGTTGGCCCCCAATCAAAGAAATAGGCCGCAGTAGTTATACCTGCATTTTCTATCCTCACTCGCCACATCATTGTATAACTGGCATCATCACTCCCGCCAAGTGATGCGTAAGGCCATGCAATATCCCACCGAGTCGGGTCTAATGTAGACAGCTCGTTTTGCTGGTAAAAATTACC